CGTTTTTGGAAGTATGCTTTAGTTAAAGATACTTCAATGTTCAATCAAACTATGACTGCTTCTGTTGCAAACGGAACAGTTGTTTATGGTCAAGAACTACAAATAATTTTAAACAAATTACAAACCAATACAAGAAATGAATTACTTTTGTTAGCGCAAAATAGTTTAGTGGCAGTTGCAAAAGATAGCAACGGCATTTATTGGTATTTAGGAAAAACTCGTGGTATTGATATGACTGCAAATGCAGCATCTACCGGTACTGCGCAAGCTGATAGAAGTGGTTTCACTTTAACTTTTACAGGTTCTGAGCCTGCATTAGCACCAAGCGTTGCACAAGCAGTTTATTCTGTTTTAGAAACAGCAGGCGCATAGGTTTTCATAGGTTTATAGGTTTGCCGCCGTTCGTTAATTCGTTCGGCGGTTTTTTTTATAGATCATTAATGAGCCGTATATCGCTCATTATCGGCTCATTTTATCCTTTATATGATACATTATTGATTTATAAAGTTTTCTATTAGAGAACTTGTTACCGAATTGGGAACATTGTACAATGTTTTAGGTACAATATGTAAAATGTTGTAATGGAATTAGGGCGAATATGCTACTGATTTATAGGTATTTGTAACAAAATATGTTAAATGTTAGTAGTAGTACTACGCAAATAAGTAAAGTTATAACTTGACTGATGTTATAACGCGGTAAAGTAATAGCTTTACATATTAGGGTTATTTATCCCCTAACTGCAACAAATTCAAATTTTTGCTATTTAGTAGTATGATGAGGTTAACGAAAGGGCAGACGCAAAATATTATTTTAACATTGACTGAAAAGGAGTTATTAACTAACCCTAATTATTTGTTTGTGTTCACTAACAGAAGCGCAAATACTGAGGTTAAATTTGTTAAGCTAAATAATACAGACATAAGTTTGTACAAGGATAGGTACAATGAATTTAGTATTGTTACAGATACTAACTTTGCATCTTCTTTGAATGGTCAATACGACTATGAAATATATGAGCAAGCAAGCCCAACCAATACAAATCCTGTGGGTTTAAATATGCTTGAATCAGGCATAATGGAACTAATCGGAACGGCTATGTCGTTTACTGAATATTCAACAACAGACACTTATAAAATAAGACAATAATGGATTTAAGAGTATTAACATTCGCGGAAGCTAAGCAGCCTGAATTTAAAGAAAAGAAGGGCGAGGGCTATATTCAGTATGGCGACCGCAATGACTATCCAAATTATTTGGTTGACCTATTCAACAAGTCAGCTAAACATAATGCGATTGTAAAAAGCAAGGTTCACTATATTAGCGCAAATGGTTGGAAAGGCAGTCCAGAGGCAGAGGCATTTATTCAAAAGGTTAACAGAATGGAAAGTCTTAATGACTTGACCCGCAAAGTTTCCTTAGATGCTGAATTATTTGGTGGATATTATTTAGAAATTATATGGTCAGTAACAAAGCAATTATCTGAAGTATGGCATTGCGATTATACTAAGATTAGAACTAATAAAGACAATACTCAATTTTGGTATAAAGAAAAATGGGATGACAGAAACGAAAAAGCTATGGTATATCCTGCCTTTAATGCCAATAACCCCGTAGGTAAACAAATACTTTATATTAAAGAATATCGCCCAAATATGGGCTTTTATTCATTGCCTGGTTACTTTGGTGCGCTTAATTATATTGAATCAGACATTGAGATTTCTAAGCACGTATTAGGTAATGCGCAAACAGGATTCAGCGCAAGTAAATTAATTACCCTTCCTAATGGCGAACCTTCGGATGAAGAAAAGCGTAATATTGAAAAGCGTTTTACAAGTAGGTTTAGCGGATCAGATGGCAAAAAGTTTATTTTAGCTTTCGTTAATGATAGCGCAAGGAAGCCAATAGTTGATGATCTGGGAACTTCTGATATTACAAAAGAGGATTTCGGGCGTGTGGATTCGTTGATCCAGACAAATATATTTTCAGGGCATCAAATTACAACGCCGTCAATCTTTGGTATTGCAGAGGCGGGTAAATTAGGCAGCCGTTCGGAGATGAGGGATGGTTACGAGATATTTAAAAACACCTATGTAAATAGCAAGCAGATGCACCTTGAAAGTGTGTTTAATATGTTAGCTAAATACAAAGGGATTGCAGAACCTGAATTACTTATAATTCCAACCGAGCCTATTGGCTTTGAGTTTACTGAAAACATACTAAAAGAAATAGCGCCGAAAGAGTGGTTACTTGAAAAGGCGGGGATTGATATTAGCAAATACCAACCCGTTGCCCAACAAACGCAGTTTTCAGACGAATTTAGCGTGTTTTTTGAGTTTGGCGACGCAAAGGATAGCTTTAATGTTTGGAGATCAAGAACGCGCTTTGATGACGATTCTGAATATCAAATATTTGCAGAGGTAAACCAATTACAGGCGAATGTGCTTGATTTGATGTCTAAGGATAAAAGAATAACGCCAGAGGTATTAGCTACAACGCTTGAACAAAGCGAAGATACTATCAAGCAAGTTATTAAAACATTAATAGCAAACGGGTATATTCAACCAAGCGAATATGTAATTGGCGAGGGGATTGATAGCAATACAATTATTGAGCATACATTAACAGAACCATTAAACGATATATTAACAAAAATTAAACCACAAACAAAAGAGTTACTAATTAGATATTCTTATGAGTGGAAGCAAGGCTTTACAAATAAAGATATAGATACAAGCAGACCTTTTTGTAAATATTTATTAACTGCTGACAAAATGTATAGCCGTTCTGAAATAGAAACAATTAGTGCGCGTTTAGGATATTCTGTTTGGGATCGCGGAGGTGGTTGGTACACAAAACCAAATACTAATGAACATTCCCCAAGTTGCAGACACGAATGGGTTTCAAATATAGTAACAAGAAAATAAAATGAGCAAAAACACATTATTCATATCAGTACAATCTATTAAAGATAGAACAGGGCTTCACGCTAACGTAGAAGAAAAATTAGTATTGCCTGAAATTAAGACCGCGCAAGATATGTATATTTTGCCCGCTTTAGGTTCGGCATTGTACAATGAATTACAAACGGCAGTAGATGCAAATACATATACACAATTACAGACAACTTTATTAGACGACTACATTGTAGATTGTTTAATTTATTTTGTTATGTCAGAGCTTCCACAGGGATTATCATATCAGTTTTACAATAAGGGTTTAATAAGAAAGACAGGCGAGAATCAGGAAAGCCCTTCAATGCAGGATATGATTGACGTGGCAAATAGATACAGAGCAAGAGCAGAATTTTATAAACAAAGATTAATAAAGTACCTGAAACAAAACAACGCTTCTTATCCTAATTATTTAAACTTTGGTAGTGGCATTGATTCAATTAAACCTGACAATGAGGGTTACTCGGTTTCAATGTATTTAGGTGATGCTTGTTGCAATGACGATTATGAGGGTAAGAATAAAAAAACTTTTGAAGAAAGGTATCAGGGAAATATTGGTTGCTGCTAATATATGAGTAAACAAGTAACAATAAAAAACCAAACTAAACTAAAAGTTTATTTGGAAAAAGCAAAAAAGAATGACACTAAATCAAATAGTGAAAGAATTAACAAAGATAGGCAACGACCACGAGCAAATTAATTACGTCTATTTTGGTGATGTCTGGGAACGTTTAAGCAATGGCGAGGTAACTTATCCTGCTATGTTTTTTACGTTAACGGGTGCAAATTATGGCGCTAAGGAAATAGCTTTCTCATTTAGTCTTTACTTTATGGATCGTATGCTTATGGAAGAAACAAACGAAACGGAAGTTTTATCAGATATGACACAGGTTGCGGGTGATGTAGTGGCGCAGCTAAGATACCCAGAAGATTATTCTATTGTAACTTGGACTTTAAGTCAAAACTTACCCGTTACATTTTATACAGAAAGTGATCCTGATTTATTAGCAGGCGTAAAATTAGATGCAACATTAACCGTGCCATTTATTAACAATAGGTGTCAAGTACCTTCAAATTATACTTTTTAATGGAATCAAAAAAAATTAATCAATTAGCGACAGAACTTGCGCCAGATTTATCAGACCTTACGATTATAGGCGACCCTACAACGGGCATAAGTAAAAAGATTACGCTATCACAAATGGCGTCTTTGTTTACGGGAACTGTTGAGGAATATGCAAACCTTGCTGCATTCCCTTTGGTGGGCGTTGCAGATACTATTTATATTGCATTAGATACAAACATTATATATCGATACGATACAAGTTTAAGTGCTTATGTAATATTATCACCTAACATTATTAATTCATTAGTATTTAGTGATGCGAATGGATTTGACGGAACTATTACTTTAGTTGGTTCTGTTGCGACCTTAACAATTACAACTGCATTAACTTCTGGATCAGTTCCTTTTATTGGTGCTTCAGGTGCTTTAACACAAGATAATTCAAACCTATTTTTTGACGATACTAATAACAGATTAGGAATAGCTACCGCATCACCTACAACGCCTTTGGATGTTTTTGGTTCGGGCATTATAGGACGTTTAAACGCAACTTCAACAAACAATGCTTATTTAGGTTTTGCATCAAACGGAACTAACAAATGGAGTGCGGGTAATGTACAAAGCGACCATAGATTTAGAATATTTAGCGAAGCGAATAGTGCTGAATTAATTACAATTTTACAAACAGGGGAATTTGGTATTGGTATTGCAAACCCATTAACAAAACTACATATTGACGGCGGCGCAACTGCATTGATTGCAAATTTAGATGCTGACGTTTCAGTTGCAAAAACTTTAAGTTTCCGTTCTGACAATAGCAATAGGTTTAATATTGAAGTTTCAGGGACTGAATCAGGTTCAAATGTAGGTGCAGATTTATTTATAAGAACTTTTACAGATGCAGGTTCTTTAATTGAAACCCCTTTAAGTATTGTAAGAAGTACAGGCGTAACAACTATTAAAAGTTTAACACTTACAAATGTTTTATCTGTTGCAAATGGTGGCACAGGAATAGCAACTTTAACTGCCGGTAGAATCCCTTTTGGAAATGGAACTTCTGCTTTTAATAGTTCCGGAAATTTATTTTGGGATAATACAAATATTAGATTAGGAATAAATACAAGTAGTCCAAATGCTAAGTTAGATATAGCTGATACTTATGTAAGTGATACAACTACACAAGTAATGTTTAGAGATAATACAGGTGGCGGTTTATTATTTGGTGGAACAGGTGGTGCAGTTAAATGGCTACAATCACAAGATTATACAGGCGCTGCAACATATTATAGTTTAGCATTAAATCCAAGAGGAGGTAATGTATTAATAGGTAAAACTTCATCTACGGGTGGTCTTTTACAAGTTAGTAATGGAACTAATATGTTTAATATAGATAATGATGCAAATGGTCCTTATATTACTGCCGTTAATAATGCTAATACAGTTTATAAAAGATTAACTATTGATGCTTCTGAAATTTTATTTGATATATCTGCTGCAGAAAAAGCGCGTCTTACAAGTGGGGGTTATTTGAAAGCAAGTAATAACGGAAGTTATAATGATATTACAGGCGGATATCACGAATTAGTAGCCAATACAGCTAATAGCTATACTGCTTACATAAGTAATATAGCAGCATCTCCTGCATCTACTTACATAGTAGATATCCAATTTAAAAATTCAACACCTAATAATACAAGTGCAAGATTTTTAAACTGTGATGATTCTACAAATAATAAAGCAATAATTTATTCGGATGGAACTTATGGTTCAAGAACAGGAACTTATGGCCCAATAATTTCAGATGAAAAATATAAAACAGAAATACAATCAGCAAATTCACAATGGGAAGATATTAAAAACCTTCGTGTTGTAAACTTTAAATATAAAGAAGATGTTGAATTAGAAGGCGAAAAAGCATTAAGACAAATTGGGTTTATTGCACAAGAAGTTGAAAAAATAAGTCCAAATCTTGTATATATTTCAAGTGAAAGAGATTCAGAAGAAACTTGGAAATCAGTAAAAACAAGTATTATTGAAATTAAAGCAATTAAAGCATTGCAAGAAGCAATGGAAAAAATTGAAATATTAGAAGAAAAAGTTAAACAATTAGAATTAAAATAATGACTATATTTTTAACCATAGTATTTTTAGTTCATTTAATTAGTTGGGTTTTATATCAAAAGCATCAATTTAAAGAACGTGACCTTTACGAAATAAAACCACAGGAAGCATACGAGCAAAATAAGAAGTGGCATTTTTGGAAGGGTATAAACCATATTTCAGTTTATGTTTTGGTTTGGTCGCTTTATGGTTTTTGGTCAATGTTTTTATTTGCAACTGCTTTTTGGTTTGGCTTTGACATTCTTTGCAATGTTATTGTTTTAAAAAGACCTGCATTTTATGTAGGGGTAACGGCTGACACAGATAAATTTATTCGCAAAGTTGCAGAACTTATAAAAATAAAACCTGAATATACTTCGGCATTGATAAAAATACTAATTTTGACAATATTATTAATTTTAAAATAAACACTATGATTACTTTGAACGAACAACAATTAACAGAACTAAACCAATTTTGTCAGGAACTTCCAACTAAATACGGAGTGCCTTTACTACAATGGTTTAAGCAAATTCAAGACGAACAAGCGCCAAAAGAAGATAAAAAAGACTAAATGACACCGCATAGCAATCAAGCCGACATAGGCACAGGAATAAGCGTTTTAAGCGCTATTGTAAGTATTTCAACAATTCAACCCGTAGTTACTTTATTTGCCGGTTTGATTGCAATTATCTCTGGTGTGATGGCAATACGCTATTACTATAACGCAACTAAAAAAGTAAAAGATGATTAAAAATTTTGTAATTGCAGTCTTATTGGTTGTAGTTATTTTATTTTTAATTACAAATCCAACTTATAAAAGTTCAGTTATTGTAAAGACAGATACGCTTTACCAACAAAAGACTTTTACTAAATACAAAAAGGGAAGTGATATATATTCGTATATCATTAAAACCGATTCTGTATTTATTCCGGTACACGATACAATAAAAATAATATCCGATTATAGCCGTGTTTATTCGTATTTAGATACGATTCGCTTAGATACAAACAATGTCGTATTTATTCAAGATACGATTACCCAGAACAAGATCATTGGCAGGGGATTCAGCGCTAATTTAAGCGAAAAGACCATAATTGAAACAAGGACAATCACCCCCAAACCTAAGAATGCCCTTTATTTGGGCTTATTAGCCGATTTAAGACAGGATAAGTCTTTGCAAGGGGTAGGCGTAGGCGTAATGCTTAAGGTCAAGGATAGGGCTTTAATTGGCTTAAATTTAAAAACAGGTCAATCCGTGAATTATGGCTTCGGATTCTATTTAAAGTTATAATACAATAGAATGGCAACGAGTAAAAAATTAGACGTTTCAGCAAATCCGCTTCCAATAAGTTTTAAAGACTTTAGTAAAAACCCTGTGGTTGGCACTATGTTTTTAGTAATTATTGGAATTTCAGTTTTATATATTGACATAAGAGGAACGTTTAACAATCAGATTGAAGGGCAAGGTCGCAAGATTGAAAAATTAGAAAGCCGTGTTGATTTGGTAAGCGACGCCCTGCGCCGTTGCGATTCATCATTGGCTTCAGCTACAACTAAACTTTCAACATTAGAGCAATTAGGTAAGATTCAAAAAATTAAATAATGAAATATTTATTTATTCTATTCTTATTTGGATGTAGTGTATCAGCACAAAAATCAAGTGATGAACTTATACAAGAGCGTGAGTTTGAACAACTTATGTCAAAGGTTACACAAACAAATAATAGATCAGTTCTGGTTCAGGAAGCAGCAACAAAGAAAGAAGCTGAATTAGTTACGAAAGCAGTTGCAACAATCGTTTCAATGAAGGGAGAAATTAAAGATTTAAAAATTGAATTAAATGAAGTTAAAAGCAAGTTGGATTCTGTTAGTATTGATACCGGTGGCAAATTTATGTTACTGCCAATATCCAATTACTAAAAAGATAGGCGAAGATACAGTTGTTATAATGACTTTAAAACAAGGAGAACAGATTAATAAAACTTTTAATAAATTCAATCAGGATTTAAGTTTAGCAAAGGATAGTTTAAAAATAAAACGTTCGCAATATGATAGCTTATACAATACAATATTTTTGGTCAAAGATTCGTTCTATGATTGGAAGTGGAAATATGAAGCAAATAGAAACACTTATTACAAAAGAGAAACCGAAGTCCAAAAAGACAAAAAGTACGACTTCGCGCAAAAGATAATTTTAATAGCAATAATAGTTTTACAATTTCAAAGTTTAAAATAATGAAACAATTTTTTACAGAAGACAATGGCAGATTAAGTATGAAGCGTTTATGTGGATTATTATGCGTTATAGCCCTGTGCGTTACAATGTATCATAATAGCTTTAGCGAGTTATCAAAAGCGCCGAGCGAGGCATTAGTTTATGCCGTATCTGCTTTAGCTTTTGGATGTTTAGGTTTAACAACGGCTGAAAAGATATTTAAAAAGAATGACTAATTATGAAAAAAGGGTGCTAACTATAATTAGCATTTTATATATATCAACATTATTTTATTTATTTAATTGTATTTTATGAAGTTAAGTGAACATTTAGATTTATCAGAAGTAATTAGAAGCGAATCAGCGAAGCGCAACGGCATATCAAATATGCCAACAGAAGCCCATATTGCAAACTTTAGATTATTAGCTGAAAGGGTTTTTGAGCCTATTAGATTGAATTTTCGTTGCCCTATTAATTTGAGTTCTGGGTATCGTTCGGTTGAGTTAAATAAATGTATCGGCGGATCATTAACAAGCCAACATTGTCAGGGCGAAGCCATTGATATTGATATGGACGGGACGCCGCACGGGGTAACTAATAAAATGGTATTTAATTTTATTAAAGACAATTTAGAATTTGACCAATTAATTTGGGAATTTGGCACAAATGAAAACCCTGATTGGGTTCACGTTTCCTACGAAAGTAGCGGTAAGCAAAGGAAACAAGTTTTGAAAGCATATAAAGAAGCAGGAAAAACAAAATACAAACCCTATTAATGACAAACAAAAACCTAAAAACCAAACGCCGCAGACTATTTTTTGACATAGAAACTTCACCGAATATCGGATTGTTCTGGGAAGCAGGCTATAAAAAAAATATAGATTACTCAAACATAATTCAAGAACGTGCAATTATTTGTATCTGTTATAAATGGGAAGATGAGAAAGAAGTTTATGCCCTTCAATGGGATGCTAAGCAAAATGATAAACGAATGCTTGAACAATTTATTGAGGTTGCGAATGTTTCTAACGAAATGGTTGGACACAATGGCGATAAATTTGACTTGGCTTGGATCAGGACAAGATGCTTATTTCACAATATATCTATGTTCCCAAAATATACAACGATTGATACCTTAAAAGTTGCGCGTCAAAAGTTTAGATTCAATTCTAACAGGTTGAATTACATAGCGGATTTTTTAGGATTAGGACAAAAAATTAAAACTGAATATAGCCTTTGGAAAAACATTCTTTTAAATAAGGATAAGGTGGCAATGGAAGCAATGATTAAGTATTGCAAAAAGGATGTAGTATTACTTGAAAAGGTTTTTAAATTATTAAGCGCGCATATTGAACCAAAAACACATTATGGCGTTATATTTGGTGAAGACAGGGGAAGTTGTCCAGAGTGCGGATCAGATGATTTAATAAAAAATAATAAAGTAGTAACTGCAACAGGATTAACAAGGATTCAATATAAATGTAAAACCTGCAATCACTATCATTCAAAAACCGATAAATAATATGAAAATGCCTAAAGGATTTGGTAAGTGGTCTGCTCAAGAGCAAGAGATTTGGTTAGTAAATAAATTACAAGATTACTATGCAATACAAAGCCAAATAACAAGAATGTTAGCGTCAATCAGAGGTGGACAAAGATTGCAAATATCTGAAGTAGAAAGACCGGATGAAGCACTTTTAAAATTGTAAAAAATGGAAGAAGAAGTTAAACCTGATGCCGAACCTATTGAGGAATTAGAATGGGAAGATGCTGAAAGCACTACGAGAAGTGATTTAATTTCCTGTGCCTATTATGCTATCAATGCAGTTGATGAAATTGATCTTACTTTGATTTCAAAAATTGAGGGAAATAAGATTAAAAAAATTAGAAGGCAGTCGCTTGAAATTATTGCCGAAGTGATTAATGAATTACACGCTGAAATGTTTGATACTGAAGAAGATATATAAATAAATTTATATATATAAGGTATTGCCGCTTAAAATAAGTGGCTTTTTTTTGCATAAATAATTAATAAAGTGTACATAATATGGATAAAAGATGTATATTTGTGATGCCGTAATAAAACCAACGGCATAAATACTATGAAAAGTTTTAAATTTATTGGGGAAGCCAAATATGGTAAACCCGAAGACATTTTTTATTACACTACCGAAGACGATAGTTATATATCTGATTCGGGAAGCCACATTAAAGAAAACGCTTATGAAAAGTTTTTAATCTTAGCACAGGGCGGTTCTTTAAAACCGAAAAAAGAAATTTTAGAAGAAATATTTTTTGAACCTGAAAATTAAAAAAATGAATACTCTTTACGAATTAGAAAAACTAAGAAACAATGTTAGTTATTTAGAATGGTTATTTGAGTTATCAACAGAAGCAAATGCGCGTCAAAGATTCCAAAGGTATAAAGAAGCTAAACAGGAATTAAAAGAATTTAAAGCAAAATATTACCCGCATCTTTTACAGCAACCTAAATTTAATTTACCTAAAATGTCATATACCCCAATGTCCGAATGGACTGAAAAGTTTGAGGAATATGGCGACTATTAAAAACAAACCTATGAAATTAGTAAAAATTCAGGCGGAATTAAAAGCGCCTAAAAACCAAATGAATGCCTTTGGGAAATATAAATACCGAAGCGCAGAAGATATCATTGAAGCAGTAAAACCAATATTATTTAAAAATAATTGCGCGCTGCTTATTAGTGATGAAATCGTACAAGTAGCTGACCGAGTATATGTAAAGGCAACTGCTATGTTAATAGATGAAAATAACGAGGAGTTACCCATAAAAGTTTACGGATGGGCGCGCGAAGAAGAAGTAAAAAAAGGAATGGACGCAGCGCAGATTACAGGCTCGGCAAGTTCCTACGCACGCAAGTACGCCCTTAATGGATTGTTTGCAATAGATGACACTAAGGACGCTGATTCAACCAATGAACATAAGGACGAAGTTGGCGAGGAAAAGCGAATGAAGTTAATTGCCCTTCTGGAAAATACTATCTGGGATGAAAACCTGAAAAGCAAACAGGCTATAAAGATTAGCGCTTACACTACGAACGAGCAATACGACAAGGCTCATAGAATCATATTAGCAAACCAAAATAAATAAAATGCAACAAACCTACCAGGACTTAGAAGAAGGAATGCAAAATTTATTACCAATGGAACGCCAGATGCTACTTGCAAAAGTATATCATTACGCTTGGTATAATGAGGAAGCATACAAAGAATTGCTTACCTTTATAAACCATTGGGAAAAGCATTCAGAATTTAAAGCAGTATTTTTTAATCAGGATTCAGAAGAATCTACAAACCAAATATAAAATGACAGAAGTAAAAAAAGAATCGTTCGGCGCTTGGATAAACAAGACTAAGGACGGCAAAGAAGTAATTAAATTTACAATCAATGGGCAGCGCTACAATATGTGGGTTAATTCCTACAAGGATAAAAATTCGCAGCCTGACTATAAAATTTATGAGGACAATTATGTAGCACCAACAGGTCAAGTACAGGAAACTAAATCATTAACAGATGACGATTTATTTTAAGCTATGGAATTTAATAACAATTTAATACAATGTTACAAGGATCAACTAAGAAGTTTGCGTATGTTTCATAAAGAATTAGTAAAAAATAATTTGATAACAGACGAGCTTGCAATAGGATCAATCTCTACAACCATTATGCCGCATAGATTAGTTGAATTAGTTGAGGACGTATTTGATACTAATATCCAGATTAAGAACCGAAGCCAGAGCGTTATATTTGGACGCAAGGCGGCGGCTTATATTTTGAAGAAATACACTCAATTATCCCTTAACGAAATAGCTAAATTGATAGGCGTTGGCGACCATACGACAGTTATTTATAACATAAAAACGGCTGAAAACCTAATGGATACCGAAGAATGGTATAAAGAAAAAGTTGATGAAATTGAAAAAGAGATTGAAAATTTTAGTAAATTTGTAAAAGAATAGGATTATTGCAGAATCCTTTAATCAAAAATATTGCCCGAGGAGGCGTAGGAACTGCAATTTCCTGCAAATCTGAGGGCTCTTTTATTTATGAAAAGCAGTACATATTATTTTAGCCACGATTATAACGCGGCAAATGATACTAAGATTTTGTTTCTTAGGCATCAATTAGGAATGGAGGGCTATGGCATTTATTGGTATCTTATTGAGCAATTAGCGAACGCAGGCGGGAAACTACCATTGGAGTTAATCCCTGTATTAGCTATGCAGATGCATTGCACAGATGTAAAAGTAAACGGCGTACTTATGAACTTTGATTTATTTACTATTGAATCAGGGGAGTTCTGGTCGCATAGATTACAGGATCACTTAGAACTTAGATTGAAATTAAGCGAAAGCGGCAAGGCAGGTGCAAAAAATAGGTGGAAAAATGGGGATGCTATTAGGGAGGCCATTGGGGAGGGTAATGCAAAGGAAAGAAAAGGAAAGGAAATAAAAGAAAATATAAATTTTATAGATGAAGTTCAAATTTTTAAAAGTAATTTAGGGGATGAATATGATAACTTTGTAATGTATTGGACTGAAGCTGATAAAAATGGGAAGCAACGTTATCAATCAGAAAAGTTTTTTGATATTAAACGCAGAATAAATACTTGGTTACAAAATAAAAATAAATATGGAAATTCAAAAAATACTGACGCAACTGCCACAAGTCGCAAACGAATGGAAGACCTTGCCAAATGGGTTAATCAGTAAAGAAGATTTACCAATTATTGAAGCCTTTAAGGGGGATAAGCTAAACCTTATTAGCCCTGTTACCCTACGCGAGAACTTAGCCTACATATTTACTTTAATAGGATTGACGCGGCTTCCAGATGTAACAGAATTAGAAGTGATTGAAGATTATATACGAACGACCTACCCATTTTTTACAATACAGGAAATGCGCATAGCTTTTAAGATGGCAGTACAGGGTAAGTTTGATTGCAATATTGAACACTACGAAAAATTCAGCCCTAAATACATATCAGGGATAATGAATGCCTATAAATCAAAAGCTAACCAAGTGCGTAAAAATATCCCACCGCCACCAGAAGAACCGGTAAAGCAATTAACTGAAGATGAAATTGTTGAGTTTACAAAACAGGAATGGCTATCTGGCAAGCGTGAGGACTTCAATAGGTTATTCAATGCTGATAAAGTTTTTATGATCCTTATGAAACAGGGTAAAATTTCTTTTACAAATGAGCAGATAATGGAAACGATTAAGGTAGTAAGTGATGACAATTTATACAGGCTAAATAGAATGCACCCAAAGGATGCAAAGGAGTTTAGTAAGCAAATTAAGAACGAAGACTTTATTGAATTACAATGTAAAAAATTAGCCCTTGTCAAGTACTTTGAAAATTTATCAAGTTAAATACACCTATTACGGAACACGAAAGTATTGTTATACGGATAACTTTATTGACTTTTATGCTTCATATACAGAGGTTAAACCAAAGCTAAATAGATTATTATTTCACAAAGAATTTTATAACAAAATAAATGGATATATCAGCGAACGACCTAACGAAGTGGGCAAAAAAGAATCTTGAATTAATTGGTTGGCGCTTAAATAGAGTTAACAATATACCCTTCGGCAAGCGTAAAGGTACTATTCAAAAAGGATGGGCTGACTTGCAAGGGTACACGGAAAAGGGTACTTATGTAGCCGTTGAGATTAAAAAGATAGGTGATAAGCTAAGCCCAGAACAAAAGGATCGGTTAAAAGATATTTATGAATGTGGAGGAATTGTTTATATTTGTAGCGAAATAGAAAACAAACCCGCATTGATTGAATGGTCAAAAATAAAATTTTAGCCGAGTATTGGACTTTAAAAGAAGTTAATGACGCCTTTGCTAAGATGCATCCAGAGGAGTTGCAATATGACCTGAAGGCAGAAGTTTTTTTAGTTCTTTGCGAAATGAATGAGGATAAGTTAATTGGAATGTATGAAAGGAATGAACTTAAATTTTATATAGTACGAATAATGCTAAATATGATTAAAAGCGACAGAAGTAATTTTTATAAGAGTTATAGAAATTATACAGAGTACGTTGATAATGATACTGAAGCGGAAGTTAATTTTGACAAATCAGATTTAGTTGATAAACTTGAAAAGAATCTGGAAGGGCTGCATTGGTATAACAAAGAGATTTTAAAACTATATGCTATTGATTTTAAAAAGAATGCAAAAGAATTAAGTAGAAAAACAGGCATTCCTTATATGTCAATAGTTAGGACGATAAATAAAACCAAAAAACAAATGAAAACAAATATTAGAAAATGATTTTATCAATTTTAACTGCTATCTGTGCATCATTATTTTTTACTGAGATTCATAACCTACCAATTAAATGGGGAGTTAATTACAAGCCCTTTAATTGCGGAAGTTGCTTGGCTGCGTGGATTGCACCAATACACTATTTCCTACCTGAATTAATACAAAATATTACTTCAACAATGTTTATAGCAGGTTTTTTAGCGCCTATTGTTTCTAAATTAATCTGGAAGCTATGGAAATAAAAAAAGAGCATAGAGAATGGCTAATTGCTAACATAAGTAATTTTGAAAGTGCGAAGAATGGTTTTATTAGAAACCTTGAATTGAATGACCTCAAAATGTATGAGCATATTTACAGATCTTATTTAGATCCTAATTTTATTGTATCTGTTTGGTGCGGCTCGTGTAAATTTGAAATGATTATGAAATTATATAAATGGTTTGAAAAACAATAATATGGCAAACTTTATACACCCAACCGCCATTATTGGTGAAAATGTTATCTTAGGCGACAATAATTATATTGGTGCTTATTGTATTATTGGCGATCCCGCTGAGCATAAAAAGTATTGGGAGTATGAAGAACAAATAAAAGATTATGGCACTTTAAAAATTATGCAGAAAGGTCAAATAAAAAGAGGCTTAGTTACTATTGGCAATAATAATATTATTACAGGATTAGTTACAATAGATGCAGGAACAAAAGATATAACTACAATAGGGGATAATTGTTTTATTATGAAACACGCGCATATTGGACACGATTGTCTTATCTATTCAAATGTTACAATAAGCTGCGGCGCAAAAATAGGTGGACATTCAGTTATTAAACAATATTCAAATATAGGATTGAATGCCGTACTGCATCAGTTTAGTATAATTGAACAGGGTTGTATGATTGGTGCAAGCGCTTTTTTTAAAGGTACTTCTGAAGAATTTAGTAAATACGCGGGCGTGCCTGCAAGAAAAATAGGAACAAATGAATATAGCCGTACTCTTATTAACCCAAAATAGAAACGATTTAACGCAGCGAATAATAGACCAGAACTTTTTTAATTCTGGATATGATGCTGACTGTTATTTAATAGATAACGGAAGCGAGCAAGTAAATTTTAAATATCCCTTTACAGGTTATGATTTATCAAAAACTAAAAGAGGGATAGGCGCGGGAGTTAATGCAGGTTTTAAAATTACAAAACAATATGACGGCGTTTGTTTATTAGCAAATGATATATTGCTTCCACAGAATTGGTTGTCAAATTGGGTTATGTTTGCAAAACGTGTACCAAAAACAGGCATTATTGGAATACATTGCGTTGAGGAACTACCACCATTAGTTGACGGAGTACATAAAACTCATACCCCCTTTGGTGATAATTTTATAACAAGGGAATTGATTGATGCGATTGGCGGTTACAATGAAGCGTATGATCCTTATGGAATGCAAGACAGAGATTTTGCAGAAAGGGCAACTATTGCAGGGTTTACAAATTACTACCTACCGGATTTAAGAAGTGAACATATCGGACACGACGTTGGCAATGGCACAGAGTACAGGGCTATGAAAGACGCGAGTTTACAAAGGGCGCAAGCGGTTTGGGAAAAGTATCAACCTATATACCATACAGAAAAAAAACTTAGATGCGAATTTTAGCAATAGCGTCCAAAAGTAGCGGCGTATCTTATCATAGAATCCTGATGCCGATAGTCAATATGCAAAAAGATTATTGCTTAATGACTGACGTAATAAACGAGGAAGTGGTTTCAAATAATTACGACCTTGTTGTAATGAATAGAATGCTGCATAATGTAACGCCAGAGCAAATGATTGAATGGCGAATAAAATACGGCTTCAAATTAATTGTGGATAATGACGACCATTGGGATTTGGGTGCTTCGCATATACTTTCGGAATCATATAAAGAAAATAAAGTAAGTGAACAGATAATTGCTTGGATAAGAATAGCAGACCTTTGCACTTGCACGCACGAAAGATTAGCAGCAGAAATTTATAACTTAAATCAGAATGTTGAAATATTACCTAACGCAATACCATTCGGCGAAGAACAATTCTTATTAGATAAAAAGCCTTCCGACCTTGTTAGGTTATTCTGGTCCGGTTCAGGAACGCACGGCAAAGACTTAGAGATATTGCGCAACCCAATGAAGCGAATAAACTTTCCTGTGCGTACAATTATAGCCGGTTACAATGAAGGCGAAAAGCATATCTGGGATGGTATGATAGCATCCTTTACAAATGGACTTAAATTAAACCCAACGATATATAACTTTAATCACGTTACGGAATATATGGCTGCCTATTGTGATTCAGATATAAGCCTTATCCCATTGGTTGACAATAAGTTTAATTCAATGAAATCTAATTTGAAGGTATTAGAAACGGCATCAAAGAAAAACCCTGCTATTGTAAGCAACGTTCATCCTTACAGGGGATTTTATCCTGCCTGCCACGTCAATAGTCAAAAGGATTGGTATTATTGGATCAAACTTTTAGTTAATGATAAGGACGCGAGAACACATTACGGCGAAGCGCTTTATGATTATTGCAATACTAACTTCAACTTACACGTTGTAAATAAGAGCCGATTTGCTATTTATAATAAACTAATAGGAAATGCCGGTAATTAAATGTTCAAATGGAAAATATAGAATAGGATCAGGTGCTTGCATCTTTGATACCGAAGAAAAGGCGCAAAGCGTATGGGCTGCAATCAGGGTTTCAATGGTTAATAGTTATAACGATTATCCAGAGGCGGCAAAGTCAAACGCTCGTAGGGCATTAAATATTAAAAAAGAAAACGACAGAGGTTGCGGAACTTTAGTAGGTTGGACAAGGGCTAATCAATTAGCTAAGGGCGAAAACATATCAAGAGAAACGATAGCAAGGATGTCAAGTTTTGAAAGGCATAGGGAAAATAGTAAAGGTGATCCTAAAGAAGATTGTGGTGCTTTAATGTGGTTAGCTTGGGGTGGTGATGAAGGCATAGCTTGGGCGCAAAGAAAACTTGCGGAAATAGATAAGCAAAAATTTGCAGTAGGCGTTCCCCATTACACAAAAGACGGAGTGCTTTGGACAGGGGAAACACATAAAGACGCTTCGGGCAAATTAATGACAGGCGCAGTACATACAGAAGATAGTGAGTATTTATACCATAAAGAAGATTTGTAATAAAAAACCATACTAAAATATATTTAAAGCATTTTGGTTATAGCGGTGAAGATTTTATGCCCTGTGAGGTTTGCGGAAGTAGAGCAGTAGATATTCACCACATACATAGAAGGGGAATGGGGGGAAGCACAGATGCGGATAAGATTGAAAACTTGATGGCAGTTTGTAGGACTTGCCATATTGAATACGGGGATAAAAAGCATTATATAGAATTTTTAATTCAAGAACATAAAAAAAAGTTAGATGGCAAAAGTTAAAAGTGATTCAAAAAAGGTTAACTTTGGTAAAAGAAAGCGCGGACACGCTAAGAAATCTTTTAATAAACATAGCCCAAAACCAAAATTATATAGAGGTCAGGGCAGGTAAATAAAAACCTATGATAAAAAAAGTAAAGATTACGGAAGTAATATCTAACCCTAATAACCCACGTTTAATTAAAGATGACAAGTTTAGAAAATTAGTAAAGTCAATACAGGACTTTCCAGATATGCTTAACGTCCGACCTATTGTAGTTAATAAAGATATGGTTGTACTTGGTGGCAATATGCGTTTAAAAGCAATAAAGGAAGCAGGAATAAAAGAAATTAATGTTGATATAGTTGATTGGAATGAGCAGCAGCAAAAAGAGTTTATTGTAAAGGATAATGTAGGTTATGGCGAATGGGATTGGGATGACCTTGCGAATAATTGGGATGCAGAAGAATTAACCGATTGGGGTTTAGATATACCAAACTTTGACAATGGGGATTATTCAGATAAAAATAAAGAAATAAATATTGATGATATAGAGGATTCAATGACGATTAATTTAAAATATACTGAAGAAGAATATTTAATAGTTAAAGAAGCATTATCTAAAATAGCATCTACGCCGGAAATGGCAATATGGAAACTTATAGGAAATGAATAAATTTAGCTTTGATACTGTAAAAGATTTTGATAACCATATTAATAATTCTATTAAGGGTTATGATTTATTAGATTATTTAATACTTAATCTATGTTCCTTTTTTACTAAAGAGGAAACTATTGTAATAGACTTAGGATGTACAACGGGTAGATTATTAGATAAAGTAAATAAAAAATATAATAGTAAGTGTATTGGGTATGATATAATTGATTCTCAATTTATTAAAGAAACGAATTGCGAACTAATTAAAGAAGATATTACTAATAAAGACTTTATATTGCCTAAGTCAAATATAATACTTTCAGTATTTACATTACAATTTATAGATATTAATAAAAGAACAGATATATTAAAAAAGGTATATAATTCTTTAACTATTAATGGGGCGTTTATATTTTGTGAAAAAGAGATTTGTAATGACGGCGTAATACAGGAATGTTTTACGTTCTCTAATTATGATAATAAAAAGCAATCCTTTACGGCTGAAGAAATATTAAGTAAAGAAGTAGATTTAAGAAAGTTAATGAATAATTTAAATTCTAATCAAAATATAGAATTATTAAAGGAAGCAGGTTTTAATATAATAGAGCCATTTTTTCAATCATTAAACTTTAAAGGCTATATATGCCGAAAATAACAAAAAATATTTTCCCTTTAGAATGGAATTTATCCGATAATTTAGTTGTACCTAATAACGATATGAAAGTTTTTGGGACATTCGTATGCGGCGGGGGATCTACAATGGGTTATAAGTTAGCTGGCTTTAACCATTTAGGCGGGGTAGAATTTACGGAACATTATTCTAAAATATATAAAGCTAATCATAACCCGAAGTACTTTTACTTAGAAGATATTAGAGAGTTTAATAAAAGAGAAGATTTACCAAAGGAGTTATATGAATTAGATATATTAGACGGCAGCCCACCTTGTGCGGCTTTTAGTACTTCAGGAGCAAGGGAAAAGCTATGGGGTAAGGTATCCGAATATGAAGGCAAGCAACAAGTTAAAGATGATTTAGTTTATATTTATTGCGATACAATAGAGAAATTAAAGCCTAAGGTATTTTTATTAGAAAATGTAAGCGGATTAGCTAAGGGTAATGCTAAAATATATTTAAAAAATATAGTACAAAGAATGTCGAAGGAATACAATGTACAAGTATTTCTTTTATATGCAGCTTCTATGGGAATTCCGCAAATAAGGAATAGAGTATTTGTAATAGGCTTAAGAAAGGATATTAAAAAACCTAAATTAGATTTAGAATTTGATTGCCCTCAAACTACTTTCTCTATAACTAAAAAATATTGGGATTTAAAGTCTGATATTAAATTAGTTCCTTGCCTAATAGAAGAATGGGATAAGGTAGCAATAGGAGGTGCGTCAAAGAAATACTTTAATCTTTGTAAGCCTTCTTTAAATAAGCCTTGTTATACAATAACTGAAACAACAAGCACGGGCGCAGCTTCTGTTGTTCACCCGTTACAAAAAAGAAAATTAAATATAGAAGAAGTAAGATTACTTTCTACATTTCCAAAGGATTATAATTTTTTAGATACAAATGCAATTTCAACTATGGGTAGATCTGTTTTACCCGTAATGATGGCTAATATATCTAACCAAATATATTTACAATGGTTAAAAACAGCATAAAAACAGCACAATGGCAAGTCAAGATATAATTGAACACCAATTTAAAAAAGGTGAATCGGGTAACCTAAACGGACGTCCTCGTAAATATGTTAGCCTACTCAAAGAACAAGGTTATAAGCTAAGCGAAATAAACGACACAATCCAAGTAATGATGTCAATGGATATGGAAGAACTAAACGCAGTTTATAAAAACCCAAAGGCAACAATATTAGAAAAGACGATTGCAGGCGCTATGAACAAAAGCCTACAAAAAGGAAGCCTATATAGTTTAGATACTTTACTGACCAGAGTTTATGGGAAGCCTAAAGAACAATATGATATTCAACAAGATACAAAGATTGAGGTTGTATTTGTTGAAGGCAAAACTATTTTATAGTGCGCATAGAATTACCAAACCCCCATATTAATCAAAAGAAGATATTAGAATGCGATAGGCGTTTTATTGTCGTAATGTGCGGAAGGCGTTTTGGTAAATCAGAACTATCCCAGATAATGGGAATTAAGGCAGCAATCACAGGCGGACAAGTTGCATACATAACACCGACTTATAAATTGGCTAAGGCATTTTTTGAAAGGCTAACAGCTGCTATCCCATTTAAAAACAATATCAGCAACCTAAAAATCTATTGCCCTAACAACGGATCTATTGAATTTTTTACAGGGGAACGATTAGATAATTTAAGAGGGCGCAAGTTTCATTTAGTAATTATAGACGAGGCGGCATTTATCCCTGACTTAGAATCAGGGTGGCAAAATAGCATCCGACCAACCTTAACTGATTATGAAGGCAAGGCGGTTTTCCTATCTACGCCCAGAGGTAAGAATTTCTTTTACTCAATGTTTATGAAACAGGGCGAAAATGATTGGCGCAGTTTTAAATTTAGTACCTATGACAATCCCTATATTAATACAAGGGAAATAGACGAGGCAAGATTGCAGTTGCCGGAAGTAGTATTTGAACAGGAATATCTTGCAAACCCCGCCGAGAATAGCGCTAACCCGTTTGGTAATGCCTTTATTAAAAGATGTATTAAACCAATATCAGCGCAGCAAATTGTGGCTTATGGGATTGACCTTGCCAAGTCTGTTGACTTCACCGTTATCGTAGGGCTTGACAATGGGGGTAACGTGGCTTATTTTGACCGCTTCCAGATGGATTGGCATAATACTAAGGCAAACATTAAAAGGCTTCCTATTGCGCCTATATTGGCAGATAGCACAGGCGTAGGTGATCCCATACTTGAAGACCTAATAAGGGAAGGGGTAAATATTGAGGGATTAAAGTTTACAAGTCAATCTAAGCAGCAATTAATGGAGGGATTAGCGCAGGCGATACAACAGGGCAAGATAGGTTACCCAGAGGGGGTAATTGTTGACGAATTAGATGTATTTGAATATCAGTTCACGGCTAACGGGGTTCGCTATTCAGCGCCTTCAGGCTTCCACGACGATTGCGTTATGGCATTGGCTTTAGCGTGGCAAAATTTCAACCTTAAAAGGGGATCAGGGCGGTACGCTTTTGCCTAATTACCGCTTATCCATCATATTTACCGCTTATAATATAGTGCCTATAAATGTATAAAATATGTATAAAAGCTGTATATTTGTATAACAAAACAAAAACTAAAAATTATGGGAACAAGAAGCACGTACAGAATTATTGAGCAGTACAAACAAAAAGACTCAATAACAAGCAATGAGATTGTATTAATCTATTGCCAATATGATGGCTACCCTGAAGGGCATCCATTAGAAACCGCTGAATGGTTATCTAAAGGCTATGTAGTTAATGGCTTAGGTCTTAAAGATGACACATTAGTATTTAATGGCGCGGGATGTTTAGCAGCCCAATTAATCGCCAAGATGAAAGACGGCGCGGGTAATGTTTATATCTATTCATTAAATAGCAGAAGCAAATGTTCTGAAGATTATTTATATGATATTATAATTAAATCAGATAGAACGATTGAATATGTGGCTTATCATAATGACCATTGCCAAACAGAATTTTTTAGAGGTACTCCTAAAGAATTTACTGAAAGTTTCGTAACTTTAAAAGAGGCATAAATAACCCCCGCAGGGGTGCGCCTGCTTAACGCACAATTTTAAATATACAACTATGAACAGATTGAAAACCTTACAGGAAAAAAGAAACGAGCAATACAAAGCAGAAAGCCTAAGCGGAAAATGGTTCTGGTATATAATGGGCGGCGCTTTATTATTAACGGCTTTAATAGAAAATTTATAACTATGCCTTATTCAACTTGCTGCGGCGCACATACTAATTTTGAGGAGATCGGAATTTGTCCTGAATGCTTAGACCATTGCGATTGGGAAGACGAGGACGAGGAAGACGTTGAGGCTGATAAAGAAGCCGACAACCAAATTGCTCAAACTAAAATAAACCAATATGAAAAGTAATTACGAGTTAAAACAATCCCTTCTGGATAAATTAGAAATAGAAGGGCTTATTGAAAAAATACAAAGATTAGAAAAAACTATTGCTGAAAATGAGTTTGAATTAGCAAATATTCGTAAATTAGTAACCAAGCATTCTAACGATACAGAACTTGGAATGCTAATAAGAATAAAATATAGACTATGAACTATTGGCTAATACAGGCTATTGTTAATGAAATCAAAAGTAAAAAAATATGATTACTAACTTTGAGGAAATTACAAAAGTAATGACAGAGGATGAAAAGAAACTTGTGCCTTTAATTATCAAAGGGTTAAGCACTAAGACTAAAGTAAATCCTATTAAGGCTGCGGATATTGTAAACGCAATAAACGAAAACAAAAATAGGTATGGCATCAAGTTATTTAGCGAACCCAGATTAAGAAAAATAATTAACTTCATTCGTTCAGAGGGCATACTTCCTGTAATGGGTACTTCAAACGGGTACTATATTACAAAGGATCGGGCGGAATTAGAAAGCCAGATTGAAAGCCTTACACAAAGAGCAGAGGCAATAATGACAAGCGCTAACGGATTAAAAAAATTTTTATGAAAGAATTAATTGAACTTCGGGATTGGGTGGATCAGCAATGCAAAACAGGGCAGCCTTTTAATTGTGCTGATGTCTTAAATAAGATTGATGAAATCTTAGAAAAGGACACAGATATTGATGAAATATATTTAACTTCGTGCTATGAAATGGAATGAATTAACCCTTTGGCAGTATCAACAATTAATGCCAACGATAACAAACCCTGATAAGGATTGGACTGAATTAGATGCGGAAGTGCATAGGCTTTGTATTGTAACAGGGCTAACAGAACACCAAATAGATAGCCTTTCAATAAGCGCATTAAAGGAATTGCGTAAAGAGTTAGAGTTTTTAAACGAATCTATTGAAGGCAAGCCTGTTGATTATATTGAGATCAATAAAAAGCGTTACAGAATAAATTACAATATTAAAAATATGCCTGCGGCAAGGTATATAGAAAGCAAGGTATTTAGCAAAGATACTTTAGCAAACTTACATAAGATAGCCGCTTCAATGGTTATACCCCAGAGGCGTAATTGGTTTGGAAAATGGGTTGACGATAAATATGATGCGAGTAAGCACGAACAATATTCAGCAGATATGCAAGAGGCTAAGTTTGTGGACGTATATCATTCGTTGGTTTTTTTTTATCAAGTTTACAAAAATTGGATAGAAGTTTCTCAGGACTATATGATAGCGGAGATGACGAAGGCGGGGATGAAACAAACGGAAGCGGGTTTGGTGGTGGAGCTTTTATCAAAGTCTATGGATGGCATTATACCTGTTACCTTGTTGCCGCCCAAGAAAATATCGGAATTAAAGAAGTCTTTGAAATGAATACAATAGAGTTCCTGAATGCTATGGCGTATATGAAAGCTAAAAATTCCTACGACCGAGAGCAGTCTAAAAGATTATAGTTTAGTTGTGTTTTTTTGTGAATCCCCGTTAATAGCGGGGGTTTTTTTTGTGTGGTATTCTAATACCTTTTAGCTATTTAAGGATATGAGTGAAGCAAAAGCACAGGCAAAAGCAATCAGAGACGGATTTCTAAAACGAATTGGTGAACAATACGATATAGTTGATTCAGGAATAATTGATTATCCAATAGCTGAACAAATGCTAATGTTTTATGGTAAATTGTTCAATGACGAAGTGCAAAAGAACTTAACAAAAAGCGGTTCAATAGCTTCTGGTAAAATAGGGGAGTTAGTTGTGCCAAAAGTTACAAAGTTTGGCAATGACTATGAAATGTGGTTAGGATATGATTTAGATAACCCCGCATCTGTTTATTATAAGTATATAAATAAAGGTGTACGCGGTTACGGCGGTGATAATGCTAAGCCTAAAAAGGTTAAGTCTGATTCACCATATAGTTATAAAACACCTTATGCAAATAAAAAGATGGCTACTTCTATATTGAAATGGTATAGATTAGGGAAGGCTAAGACTTTTGGGGAAACACAAAAATATAAATTAACAAAAACCCAAACTAAAAGTAAAAAGCTAAAAAAGGTTGTTAATAAAGCAGATTCTTTAAAGATATTAGCATACGCAACAGCTTCAGCAATCAAAAGAGATGGTTTAAAAACTACTTCATATTTTGATAATGCAGTAAAAGCAATATTTAATAAAGAATTTTTTACTACAATGGCATTCTCTTTTGGTGGTGATGTTCAACTTCAAATTAGACAAATAGGAAATAAAATGGAAAATAATGGCTATAACAATAAATAGTACACCGGCAACATATCCAACAATGCACGAAGACCTTTGGTTTGTTGCATCTTCTACAAACGTAGGAACTACAAACTTTAAATTCGTGTATGATGTTTTTATAAATAATGCACAAGTAAGTAGAAACAAAATATATCCTTCGCCAAGTGCGGAAGGTAGCTATGGAGTTTTTAACGCATCACCAATGGTGAGGGCATACGTTACTAATTACTTTGAGCCTTCAGGCAGTAGCGTATTGGTTGCGTCCAATGATAAAATAAAAGTTGATTATCAAGTTAAGGTAGGGGAAGATTTAAACGGAACTGTTACTGCTAACTTGGCGTCTGGTTCTTTTTCTGCATACAATTACTATTCACCTTTATTTGGGGATATATTTACAGAGAATGGAAATGTACCTTTAGTGCTTTCTAATTACTATGATAATTTATTGATTGAGAATTACACGGACGATTGGTTAAGCGACAGGGATAATAGCAATATTACGATTGAGTACGGGGATCAATTTTTTATTACTTTCTTAAAGATAACAGGCGGTTCATATAGCCTTTGGGTTCAGCCTACAAATGAAGATGGAACTTTAGGAACTGCGGTTAGTGGCGCTTTAACTTTTACAGGGGAATTTAATTTATTTAATTTTCAAGCGGCTGCAATCAATACCTTTTATGGTTCAACAATAATAACAGAAAATACTTATGGATATAATGTTTACATATCACTCGGCGCAGCGACCACAAGGGTACTACGATTTAGACAAATATGTAACCCCAAGTACAGACAATATAACCTTCACTTCCTTAACAGACTTGGCGGATACGATACAATGGCATTCAGGCTTGTCAATAGGCGAAGAAGTGAATTTGCCAGAACTTCATACAGGCGCAATCCTTATCAGCTATCAAATGGTGAAATGACAAACATTGATACGTACAACAAATACAATGAAACTACGTACAACTTTGCTATTCAGCATTACGATTTTTATAACTTAACTTCTGATTGGGTTGACGACCAAGATTATGCGTGGCTTGCTCAATTAGTAGCTTCGTCTATTGTTTATATGGAAGTACAGGGTGCGTTTTTTCCTATCACAATAAGAAATACAAACTACCAATACAAATACCAGATAGCAGACGGAATCTTTAATTTTGATTTAGAGGTTGAAGTTGGTAAGTTTTTAAATAGTCAATTTAGATAATGATAAGAACTGAAATATATATTGAAGACGAAGTAATTGATTTATTACAGGATATAAGTACAGACTTTACTTATGCCATTGATGACGTTAGGGATTTTGGCAGCCGTAATACTTCATTCAGTAGAACTATATCTATTCCTGCAACTGCAAAGAATAATAAGATTTTAGGATTTGCTTTTGAAATAGGAATGGCAAGTGAACATAATATTGATTTGCCTAATGTAAACACAAACTTTACGCCATCACAGGCTGCAAAGTGCGAGGTCTATGTAGATAAAATACAGATATTTAAAGGCGTTATTCGTATGCTTGAAATAGTTATAAACAATAACGTTATACAATATCAATGCGCAGTCTTTGGTGAATTAGGTGGTTTTATAACTGAATTAGGAAACAAGCGTTTAGAAGATTTGGATTTTAGTGAACACGATCATACATATAACGTAACTGAAATTGAAGATAGTTGGGATGTTATAAATGGTTCTGGGTACTATTATCCATTGATTGATTACGGAGATGTATCAAGCAATAAAGATGACTTTAGCGTTTCAACACTCAGACCGGCTTTATATGTAAAAGAATATATTGATAAAATATTTGAAGGAACTACATATACATTAGATTGTGCATTTTTTGATACAAGTTTTTTCAAGAGTTTAATCATACCTAATAATAGTCAGGGGATAAGAGGTGCGAATGATAGATTTATTTTAGGAACAAAAACAATATCACAAATACTATTAAATAGTAATACACCTACCGCAAGAAATGCAAACCTTCCTTTTGATACTACGACTTTACTTAATTTTACAGAGAATGCGGGAAAAAGTATATTTACATATACTGATGGCACAAAGACGATTAGAACGATTGCTTCAATAGCAGGAACATATCAAACAGATGCGGCTTCTTCTATTACGGCTACATTATATATTGGCGGGGTATCGGTTCAAGCCTTTACTCAAAATACTTCTTCAGCTAATAACCCTTTCAGTTTTAGCTTTGATTATGAAGGAAATATTTTAAATACAAACCAAGTGCGTATTGAAATAAGCGTACCTATAACGGCAAACACTTACATAGTAACGATTTCAAGCGCTTCAATAAATTTATCTCAAATAACTTCCCAGATAACAGATGTAGCTTACAATGGTGTAATATCTATAAATGAGAATTTACCAAAGGGAGTATTCCAAAAAGACTTTTTTTTATCTGTATGCAAAATGTTTAATCTTTATGTATATCAGGATAACTTAAATGATAAACAAATAAATGTAGCGCCTTATATTAATTTTTATTCTTCAGCCGTTACAAATAGTTTAGATTGGTCACAAAAGATTGACTTAGGTTCTTCTATGTCTATTAAACCTATGTCGCAATTAAACGCAAGATATTACGCTTATAAATATACGCCCGATTCAGATTATTATAATGATAACTATTTAAAGAAATACGGACAAAGCTATGGTGATAATTTATACGATTCAGAGTTTGATTATGTAAAAGACACAGCTACAACGCAGATTATATTCGCGCCGTCAGTATTAAGATTGCATACAGGAAAAGATAAATATCATAGTGAAATTTATAAGCTATCAAATAATAATACAAATGAAGACCCGATGGATAGCGTTATTCGTATTTTAATAGCTAAGAAAATAACAGGCGTTTCAAGTTGGCATATTAAAAGTGGTAGTAATGGCACAGGTAGTAATTTAGCAACCTTAACTTCATACGGATATGCAGGACACTTAAACGATCCAAATACTCCGACTATTGATATTAATTTTGGAGTTCCAAAAGAGTTACAATTCCCTGCAACTACATACCCAACAGATAATTTATTTAATACATATCATTTGCCATACATATTAGAGATTACAGATATTGAAAGCAAGCTATTGTCTTGCAAAATGTATCTAAATACTTTAGATATTTACAATCTGGATTTTAGCAAATATATATGGATCAATGGGGTATTATTTAGGCTCAATAAAGTAGATGGTTATAACCCAATGGCATATCAAACGACACAGGTTAATTTATTAAAAGTAATAAACACGAATTAATGGCAGAAGAAATAATTGGTATAAAGGTCACCACAGACGTCAATCAAGCTACTCAGGACGTACAGAAATTAGACAAAGCGTTTGAGGCAACAGATACTTCAGTAAAAAGTTTAAGAACGCAGTTAAAAGAAGCACAAGCGCAAGTTGGTTTAATGGCTGACAAGTTTGGTGCAACTTCAAAAGAAGCAGTTATTGCTGCTAAACGTGCGGCTGACTTAAAAGATAGAATCGGTGATGCTAAGGCGTTAACAGATGCCTTCAATCCAGATGCAAAGTTTAAGGCGGTTGCTTCTTCTTTAGCAGGGGTTGCAGGTGGCTTTAGTGCGCTTCAAGGTGCAATGGCTTTGTTTGGAAATGAAAATAAAGACGTTGAAAAAGCATTATTGAAAGTAAATGCTGCAATGGCATTATCACAAGGTTTACAAGCAGTTGGTGAAAGCGTTGATTCATTTAGACAATTAGGCGCAGTAATTAAAAGTACAACAATATTTCAAGAATTAAACAATGCTGCAACTAAAACGGCAGTCGTTGTTCAAAAGGCTTTTGGAGTTGCAACAGTTGAAACAAGTCAGGGATTTAAGGTTTTAAAAGGTGCTATTGTTGCAACAGGTATCGGTGCGCTTGTAGTTTTATTAGGTTTAGTTATAAATAATTTTGATGCTATTGCAGATTGGATTAAGAAAAGCCCACTTGGTGCATTAGCAAAAGGAGTAGGTGCATTAGTAGAACAATTTACAGACTTTATTGGGGTTACAAGTGAGGCAGAAAGAAACTTAAATAAATTATCGGCTGCTAATAAAAAAGCAAATGAGGATATTGCAAATAGAATAAAGATTTTAAAAGCGCAAGGTGGTTCTGAAGATGAAATATATAAATTAAGTCAAAAAAGAGTTGAGAATGAATTAAATACTTTAAGAGAAAGTTTAAAAACTAAAGGTAAATTTACAGAAGAAGAAAATAAACAATTTAAAGATTTAAAAGTTGAGCAATTAGTTTTAACGGCTGAGTATAATAAAAAAACTGCTGACGCAACTGCAAAGGCGGGAGAAGAAGCTAAAAAGAAACGTGATGAAGTAAATAAGCAAGTAGAAGCAGATACTAAGACGGCTAATAAAATGCTTATTGATTTACAGAATGAAAAGGCATTGGCTGAAATTACTTCTGAAGACGACAAGGCAAAGAAGCAAGCTGAAATAAATTACAATGCACGTATTGCTGAAATTGATGCTTTAAAAGTTGATACTAAAACAAAAAACGAACTTAAAAAAGTAACTGAAGAAGCATATCAAAAAGAAATAGGTGTAATTGACGATAAGATAAAAAAAGATACAGAAGAAAAAAATAAAAAGTTTGAAGAGGATTTACAAAAAACTTTATCTGAAACACGTATTGCAACATTTAAAGAAGGCAAAGAAAAAGAAGTTGCTGCATTAGATGAAGCATTAAAAGCAGATACAAAAGCAGTTTTAGATAACGCAGATTATACAGAAACACAAAAGAAAGAAAAAATTGCTGCGCTAAAGGAAAAGTACGGCGTAGAACTTGCCATAATAGATGATAAATTTACAAAAGAAGCTCAAAACAAAGAAAAAGACAGATTAGACGCTGTAATTAATAATGAAACATTATCATTTAAAGAAAGAAAAAAAGGTATTGATGATGCACTTGCATTAAATAAAAAACTTTATGCTGATGGTAAAATTAGTAATGAAGAATATACTAAAGTAGAAGCAGATTTAAGTAAAAAAAGAATTGAAATTGGTAAAGCTGAGGCGGCCGAACGCGCAGAAATTGCACAAAAAATTAGTTCTACATTAAAGAACGTTGCAAAGGCAGTCGGAGAACATACAGTTGCGGGTAAGGCTGCCGCTATTGCTGCGGTTACTATTGATACTTATATGTCTGCAACAAGTGCATTTACTTCATTATCAAAAATTCCTATTGTTGGTGTGCCATTAGGTATTCTTGCTGCGGCAGCTGCAATTAAAATGGGTTTAGATAATGTTAAAAGAATTGTAGCAGTAAAAACGCCTAACATTCCTGCGGGAAGTTCAGATCCAGGTTTTATTGACATTCCAAGTCCATCAATGCCATCAACAGGCGGAGGTTCATTGCCTGATATGGGCAGAGGGGGTGGCGGTGGCGCACCAAATACAGGAGGCGGTGGTGGATCAACAGGCGGTGGTGGCGGAAGTTCGCCATCTGTTCGTGCTTATGTAATACAAAGTGATATTTCAAATTCTCAACAAAGAGAGCAAGAGATACAGAACAGGGCAAGGTTTCAGTAAACGATAAATAATTAAAAAAAAACTATTTAGTATTATGAATAAAGAATTACCAATATATATGTTGGATATTACAGAGGATGTCAATGACGATTCACAAGTTGATTTTATTTCCTTAGTTGATAGTCCTGCAATTCAAAAGAATTGGAACGCATTTAATAAAACTCAAAAATTTGAAGTTACAAATGAAGATCGTCGTATTATTTCGGGCGCTATTATGTTGGCTGACACGCCAATTTTTAGGAGTGATGCTACTTATGGCGACTACTATGTGGCTTTTAGTCGTGATACTATTCTTAAAATTGTACAAAAGTTTTTCAAAAAAGGCTTCCAAAGTAATGTGAATTTAATGCACAATTCAAATGCAGCCTTTGAAGGGGTTACATTATTTGAGAGTTTTATTTCAGACCCTTCGCGTGGCATTATGCCAATGAAAGGCTTTGAGGATGCACCAGAGGGAAGTTGGTTTGGTAGTATGATTGTAGATAATGAGGACGCTTGGTCTAAAGTAAAGAATGGTGAGATTATGGGCTTTAGCGTAGAGGGTTTATTTAACTACAAACCTAAAGAAGTTAACAAGGTTGCATCAATGGTTGATGCTATCAAAAAAATATTATCACAAGTTAAGTGATAAACTTTTCATTTTTTCACTATATAATAAAAAAAGTATGAACGCACAGGAAGCAATTTTAAAAATTAAGGCATTGTTTGAGGACAACGCTGCGCCTGTTAAAGAAGTAGAAGCTGAA